TTACTTTTTTTTAATCTGTTTAGGTGATAAAAATTTTGTTTTTGCAGCTAAGCATATAGCATATCGCTCTTTATGATATATCATTTCACAAATAATCCAATCTGAACCATTTGGTACATCATCAACAACTTTATATATATCATCACCATCACATCTTAAAGTAGCAAGTCGATATTGAAAAATATCTTGATGTCCTGATACAGACCAAGGAATATTCGCCATATCTAATTGTTCATGAAAAACGTTTGCCCATTCTACCAATTTAGAATCCTTTTCATCCCCATCTGCAATTACCTGAATTTTATAATCATTAGATAGTGGAATTTTATACTTATTATAAAAAAGACCTTTGAAATGTTTTCTATGAATTTCGGCTAATATATCAAGGTTAAACTCCACACCCAATTCGCCAGCCAAAGGTGTTAGTCTTTTCCAAAAATCTTTTACTCTAGTAATGTTCCTTACAGCTTTAGCAGTCAATTCTAATTGTGCTTCATCATTATCATTTGTTATACCAATAAAATCTCTTAACTCTTGATCTATCTTGGCATATTCATGGTTACACTTATAACATCCAGAAACCGTTATCCGATTAACTTTATATTCTGGAGAATACCCAGCATACAATGCTTGCATTGGAATGTGTTCTACTGTTTCCTTATTATCATCAGTAAACTCACAACCACAATTATAACACCTCTTTAAAGATTTCATCTGTTCTGCCATGATCGTATCATTTCAATATTAATGTCTAAATATAGTCATTATTTTAATTCTAACAAAAAAGTTCATCTACGTTTCTTTATCAGCCAGACAACTACATAACCAATGCCTAGCAATAATATACCAGAGAAGACACCGATTGCCCAGCCGCCGACATTCATCTTAGCCTCTTCCCAATTGGTTAACTCTCTTTCTACCGGATAAGAAACCTGTACCACCTTTTGTTTAGCATTCAATAATGAATCATACTTGGCCTGCAGTAATATATGATCGCTATTCAATTCTCGGAACTGTTCTTTTTCCCGGTAAAGTTCGGTCCGGATCACATTTCCTTTGTCGTCAAGAACAATCACAGTTGAATCACGGGTTACAGTCGAATCACGAATTTCTATTTTCTCCCTGATAATTGTCGAATCACGTATTATAACAGAATCACTAGTTTCTGCCTTACTCTCAATCGGAACATACTGAACCCTGCTCCGGCAACCGGTAAACAGGATCAGGAAACATACTATAAAATGAAATATTATCTTCATGGCTGTACGACTATATTAGGAATAAAAGAGGGATATTCCGGAATAACATCATAACAAGGGCACTCTTTGATACGCTCAAAATGATCGATCACTCCGTTATTGTTAGTATCAGGTGAAATGTCCCGGTGCCCGATCACCTGCACAATCTTCCATCGACGGCAAATCTCATTCACCAAGCTATTGATAGCATCTTTTTGCTCAGGTGTCCGGGTGTCAGCCGCCTTACCGGAAGCATCCAAACCTCCTTCGTAGCAAATGCCAATACTTCTATTATTCCAACCTTTACAGTGTGCCCCGACTTCATCTTCATGGCGGCCAGGATAAACCGTACCATCTTTCCGAATGTAATACTGGTATCCAATATATTTTAATGGTTCCGTCTGAACAGGACGCTTAAACCCTCTGGCTTTATGGCCGGCATCCAATTGCTCAACCGTATAATCGGATGTTATACGTGTTGCAGAACAATGGATAATTATTGTATCTATCTTTTTCATTTTTATCCTCCTATATTAATACCCATTCTGCGGTTCACGATCACCGCACTTCTTTCTCTCACATCTCTTCAGTGCAAGTTCAAGCTTGACATCCGAATAGCTCTCTTTCAAAGTAAAAAGCTCATCCTGTACCTGTCGAAGCCTTCCGGTTTGTTCTACAAAACGTTCTTCTTTTTCTGATAGCTGTTTTTGCAGGAACTCGTTATACTCACGTAAAGCCTTGAACTCCTCCACATCGGCATGGGCGTCCTCGATACGGGCGTTTGTCTTCCGGTTCGTATAGAAGCTAATCCCCCATTTTATCGCCTCGAATCCTCCTAACGTCCCGATTATTGTTAGTATATCGGTTAATTCTACATTCACTTTACACCTCCTTCCGTTTTTATTTGATCATCTTTGTTACGAGTTTTTTCATTGCCATAAGGCAGTGTTTGTTATTTCTCCGCCTCCGGTCTGTGATAGATGGGAGGCGGATTTTTATATTATTCAGCCTGTTGCTCCTCTTTTAGCGGTTCATCCAAAATTTTGACATACGTCGGCATCGTGAACTCAGAGAACATGCCGTTGCGATCTATGAAGTCAACACGTTGTTTGAGGTATTGAAGTTCTTCATCAGTCAAAGCTATATCTGTTGTTTCTGTTATGGCCGCTGCATCTGTAAAACCTATGTTGATCTGGCCACCTCCTAAGTCTTTAACGACAATCCGTTTCTGATCAACCTCCGAAATGGTAATCTTACGATCGATCGAGACTTTCAGTTCCATGTTTTTTCTCGTGTCAAACTGCGGTAACACGGTGTTGAGTATTAATACCCGGTCTTTTAATGTCAAGTTCATTCCTTTACTGTTATGTTATGTTTTAAAAATTATCAGTATTCAAATCGACAGAGCGCGGTTTGGTGCATGCCACGGCTATCCCATTATCAAAGACAAACCACGTATCACTATTATCTATACGGTACGCCCCTTTCAGTCCGCCTCTAACATTGCCTTTAGGACTTCGGGTAAAATACCCATCAGAAAACATATAGCCATCAAACCAGGCTGCCCAAACAGAACTATCTGTTGGATAAGATTGAGTGGATTTGCTGGAACCATAAATAGCTGCCGATCCGGGTGCGCGGCCAACCGCTTTCACCCCGAACCGGCCTTGTGTCGAAGCTCCGAAAGCGACATCAACCAAACCATCATTATTACTTCCGTATCCAAGTTTTATGGTACGAGAGGTATCTCCAAAATAGTCGCGTCCTTCCCATACCAGGCGGTTGTTCATTATCTCAAAGTAACCGATCTTGCCACCTGACATGTAAGCCATGCCGTTTTGCGTAACCCGGAAAGGGGCACTCTCAGGGGTTGAACTGCCAGCCCAGAAACGGACAGAGGTGGCGGCTGTGCCTACGCCGGTAAGCCCGGCCATGTTGTTCTGCAGGCGGATGGCTGTTTTTGCCATCACCTCTCCGGCGTTAGAGACTTGGAACGTCGGATTATCTTTCGTCCCGCCACACCATAGCCGGATCGGGCCATCAGCACGCATCCCGGCAGTCGAGCCGAACGTCAGGAAACCATAAGCGGTTACTATGCCACGATCAATTGTGACTTGCGTATTGCCGTCTATATCGGCTTTCTGCCAGTCCGAAGGGTTGTAGCTTGATCCGGCAGACCGGGATGTCTTGCAGATGAACATGCTTCCACCGGTTGTCCCATAGGTGATCCATTGGTCGCCAACATCATACGGGGGACGTGGGGTTGATGTGAACACACGGCGTTTGCTGTCCGCTTTCACGTCTGCGGCGGTGGCGGCAGCACGGGCAGCTTCGACCGCCGCCGGGTCTACAATTTCCCGCCAGATATTGGAAGACGGGCCGATATACGTTTGAAGCACTCCGGTAGATGTGTTGTACCACATATCACCGACGTGTCCGGGCTCTGTTCCTGACGGCCAACTATTCCAGGGGTTTGATGATTGGTAGTAGGTATCGATCTTGCCGTCAAGTTGGTTCTGGAGGTTGTCCTTGATGGAATTGAGCAGGTCTTTTGTTCCATAGACGGACAAGTCCGGTTTGTCCGTAATGTTGTTATAGCCGGATGTTCCGGATGTAAATGTAACCTTCCCTTCAATTGTAGCACCATTGATCGCCGTTATCCTTGCATTCACCAGATCAATCACCAACCGGGCTAACCTGTCCTTTATCAATCCTGTCGTGATCGTCTGGCCGGCAATCTCAGTGTATCCATAATTCGGAAGCCAAGAGCGTACGCCATCCTCCGGAGTATTGAGCACCCCTACCCAGAAATGATAGAACCCTGTTTCATCCTCTAACTTTATCTGCCGTTCACTGACATATATTGAGCCATTTGTTCCTTCTTTTGGACATTTGGCATAAACATAATAGGCAAGCGAATTATTCAGCCGGAAAGAAGCCGCCGGAATAGCCCATTCACGGATTTCCTCGCTAACGGTAAAGTGTACTAACTTTCCTGTCGTATTCTTGAAATAGTTGGCATCATTGTCCGCATTCGGAATAAACTTCATTCCTATAAGCTCCATCTGCTGGGAATTGGTACCGACGATAAGTTGCGCCGTATGCACGGCCAACGGCTTGATAAGTTCGGTAAAATAATCCCCTTCCGGGTCAAACATCATGCCCAAAGTTTCCATCACGTCCCGCCATGAACGTTTCGTATGTTCCCGAACCGGCTTAACCGCATCCTCAATCTCTTCCGGCACTTTATTCACATCATCCACCAGATCCTTAAAACCATTCGATTCAAGGAAATCGGACAAGGTAAGTTCATACCGGTATGAAGGTGTACCGTCTTTCTCGATATACCTTTTTATTTTGGTAACACGAATCTCTCGATCGATATCCAACTGTTCGGAATATACGCCAACCATCTGGCCACAGGCGATAAAGATGTTTTGCAGACGAAAAACAATTTCATCACATTTTCCTCGTAACTGGATGCGTTTCTCGCACTTGCCATCCAACCATGCTTGCGCCTCTTCCTGTAGCTGTAATGAAGCGTTATCCCTGTAGCTTTGCGGCATTTTCAGGCCGGTAAGGATAAACTTGTCACCGACAGAAAAATTAATGTCACCGGGGACTTTCAAGGCGTTTTCCTGGTCATTCTGCTTTAGTTTGAACTGTTTCAAGTCATTGTCCCAACTATCTTCGACGATTGCAAGGTCATAGCCGGCCAAGCCGCCATCCTGGAATGTAACGATCACTTCCACCCCGTCCAACAGACAATCGGTAAGATTAAAATCCATACCGGAAGCTCTCAGAGTGTAATCGTCGATCTTTTCTGTTACGGCAAACTCTCCTTTCGGAAAGATATGGTCGAATTGCATGGACTTTTCTATCCGGCCGTACTTCTCTACATTCTTTTCGATAGAAAGCAGACCATCAGGCAGAAGAAGATAATCCGCGCCATAATCGGGACCGAGATTCTTATCTGAACCGTATGGATAAAGAACCGTTACTGGTGGCGTATCATCAACAGCGGACACTTCCAGTTCGGTAAAACCCATTCCTTCGCCCTGTGCCAAGACAAGGCCGTTGCTTGAATACTCCCTCCTGCCGATATTTATTGTCTGGCCGGATATCCAGTATTCCGTATCCAATTCTTTAATGAGTTCGTCAAGTACCGTCCCGACTTTCTTATCTTTGAAAGAAAGGGTAATCATCCGGGATTCGATACAGGATCCGGCCACCCAACCAGATCCTGTACGGTTCATGTTTTTGACAAATAGGGTTAGCCAGTCACGGGCGGTACCGGTGTAATAGTCGAAGTTCTTTTTCCGCTCCGGTGTACCATGAAGGAAAAACTCTGCATCCAAAAGGTCATACCGACTTGAATAGAACTGAACGGTATATTCCCAACCAAGAGATGTCTCCCTTTTCGTCACCTTCTCGTTATGCCGGACCTTGTATTTTGTCCCTTCAAAGTCTATATAGTCGTTGATTTGAAGGTTTACCACATTTCGGGAAAGAAAATTCAGGGTAAGAGTGTCCTCACCCATAATCTCTTCGACCGTATAACTATTATCCTTCAGATAAACGTCACAAACTACCGTATTTCCGCGCTTTATTTCCATACTGCTAAATAACCTACTTATTTTTAGGCAATAAAAAACACGGCAACCGGATATATGACATTTTACCGGTTGTCGTGTTTTAATATATAAGGCAGATGTTCTGTTTATGGTAGATTTCTAAAGCGCAAGTCCACACGCGCCAAAAGTCGTAGACAACGCTGCAATCTCACACCAGAACATCGGCTTCGTTGATACAAAGTCCTGCCATATATTACCACTCAACCGTTTACTCATGCCTATTACCGTGTAAACGATAAAAGCCAGCCACACCAGAATAAGAACCCACCAGAAAGACGTGCAGCCAACCCATAGCTGAGAAGAAAGCAACGTCAATGCCGCCGATCCACAATGAATGCGGTTTATCCAAGTGTCTTTGAAATCAGGAGCCAAACCGACACCAATCAAACCGATACAGGCTGCGATCGCCAGCAACCGCATAGTAAAGGTTGTACTCATTTCCCAAATGACCGGGAATAGGAACATAGCCGTCAGTGCCATGCTTGCTCCAAAGATCAATTTATGATCAAGAGTATAATACGTCGCACTAATTGAGTAAGGTACACCTTTTGCCTTTATACAAACTGCTGCCGTATAAACTGCGATAACCAAAAAAGAAATAATTAATAATAACATGATTTTCAAACTTTATTGTTTAACTTTGTTTCCGGAGACCGTAGGTCCCCTAATTTTCTTTTTTTTTACAGCCTCCAATCTGTGATAGCCTGGAGGCTGTTTTTTGATCGGTTATAAAGGCGCAAAAGCACGAACCAAGGCTTTACCATACTGTACGTAGCTATCAGCATATCCATTACCTACAAAATACGTCCAAGCGCTTATGTCATCGTATTGCGTACTGGTCCAATAAGAAAAGGTGCTCAACTCAACTCCTCCTATAAGAGACATATAATATCCTATATCAGTAAGATATCCATCAACATAATCCCACTCCCCGCAAGCCCCCAAGTAGCCATTTTTCCCATTTTTGAACAAATATTGGTTACACCATCCGGCTGCATGGCTCCGTTCTCTGCCGAGTGCCTTTATCATGGCTGTTGAGTTAGCTACGCCTGCATAATCTATCCGAGCTGTATCCCAATCATTAGTTGTTGTTACACCGGGTATAGTGGGTACATCAACATTCCACCATAGCTCTGTTTCACTTTCTGTCGGAGCAATTACAAATCTGCAGGCATTGCTGATAAATGCAACTCCCACAGCATCACTATTCCACTCCTTTTTCCACATCTTTTCTGTATATAACCGATTATCTGTCCTTAGAATGTAAACTCCATTAGGTGCACCTTCTATCGCCATACCACCTTTCTTCCGTCCCATCATCGATCTTATCATACCAACCTCCTTTCCGCCGAAAGTCGGTCAGATACTTTAGTTAAGAGGTGTTTACCCCCCCCCCGTTAACATTTGTAAACAATTATTTCTCATGACTTTATCTCCTATTTTTTAGTCGTTAATATCTTGTTTCATCTTTTTCAACGGCAGATCATTCTTCGTAAGCCCAATAGCGGATCAGGACAGTGCCATCACCGCCGTTACCGTAAGTACCACAACCGCCACCACCGTAACCGCCACTTTTTCTATTGCCATTTCCAGTTCCGCATCCTTTGTCGTAATCGGATTCTCCACCCATGCCCCCATTTATATTTCTGTCTGAACCACCACCTCCGGCATTTCGTTTCCCAGTAGGTTCGCCAAAATCGCGGGTTGTATGCCTTTGACCCTTTCCTCCGCCATATAGGGAACCAGCTGGATAGAGAGAGCCATTTTCATTGCGGCTGCCGATTCCGTTAGATCCATCAGAACCCGCTTTAGCCGTATCTGAATCATCTCCTGCTCCGCCACTTCCGCCGTTGCCACCAGTATATGCTCCGGCATTACTTCCGCCTGGATAACCATTACCCGCACCATTTCCGCCATTAGCTCTATAACTTGAATTTAAGAATTGAGAGTATCCACCGTTGGGGGCAACTTCAGAATACCCTCCAATTCCTCCTTTCCCAACTGTTATCGGAATTGACTGACCCGGTGCAACAGAGATAGCATCACCGTCTCTCCATCCGGATGTATCTTTTTTGAAGGTTTTAGTATAGCCGCCACCTCCACCGCTTCCATTATGTCCTGCACCCCCTCCTCCGACAAGAAACACATCAACCTCCCTACATCCTTTAGGTACGATCCAGGTATAATTCCCGGCAGGATAGAACCTCTTGGTGAACAACTGCAACTTCTTCCGTCCCATCATCGACCGTCTCATCTACGCCCTCCTTTCTTACGATAAGAGGTCGTAACTTCTTTATTTAGAGAGCATTTTACCCCCCCCCGTTTAACTTTTAATAACATAACCTGTTTCATTGCTTTACCTCCTGTACAATTGTGGGCAAGTCTTTCAAGTCGTTCGGATAACCTGTAACGGTTGTCAGAATGCAGAGATAGATCACACCGTATTGTTCATAATATTTGTCTTTCTCGAATGCCATACCCTGCACGTATGGAATAGGATCATCAAGCGTGCCTGCGTGCTCAGCTTCAACGATCTTATACAGTGAAGCAGTTTCTATGCCCGGTTTCCAATCGGCTTGCAGCTTGTGCTTTTGTATTACTTCAAACAAAGTGTCGCTTTCTCCTTCCACTACTCGAAGCCGGAAGCCTATTTTAACTTCCTTGCCAAACTCTGCATCTTTCTCACCCCAAATGGGGAATAAGACCTGCATCTCCAACGCTTGGCTGGCTGTGAGAGACACGCTGTTCATCATCGCACGGGCAAAGGTCACTGCCTGCGCTTCCGGGGATTTAGCGATTGCCTTATCTGCTTTAGTTTGCAAGGCTGCCGTTGTTGTATGGATCATTTCAGGATAGCCTTCCACCACGATAGCTTCGACCTCCTCGGCTGTTTGGGCGGCATCGATACGGGATAGCAAGCCGTCTGTCACCTTGGCGCACTGCTCCGAATAGTCCGCTATTTCGTCAAGAGCAACCGTTAAGATATTCGAGGCGTACAGATG